CTTGATACTGGAACGTCTCTTGGTGGAAGCTACACATATTATTTGACTGCAACAAATGGGTCGGGGCAAAGCCCGCCTTCAAATCCAGCAACGATTGTTATTCCTGAATTCGCCCCACTTGTTTTGGTCGTTCCTAAAAGCAGGCTTGGCTTATCAAGAAGTTCAGTTTTATTTGTTAATCGTGATGATGATGAACTCTTTTTGCCTGCTACCGGTGTAGTTGATCAACCCAACTACCCACCCACAGAATCCATTACTTTGACCACTGCCACGTGTGCCCCTTACGGCACGTTGGCAATTGGCGGCACTACTTACAACGGCCCTCCATCAAATGTAGATATTGCCGTTAACGGTATTTTTGCCACCAGCACAAGCTACTCGTCTGCTACCGGCACGGGGCACCTTGCTTTTACGGCCGACGATGGCACGCTTAGCCCAGGCACGTACACGATACAGGCACGCGACACCAGCAACGTATCTATCACATCAAACGATCTTACGCTTGTCGTTGAGCCTGAACTCATCACGTTAACAGCCGCATCTATTAGCAGCGGAACGTTGGAACTTAATGGCACCTATGAAAATAGGCAGCCAACAGCTTTAGACATAAGCGTAAATGGTACATGGGAACCAGCGTCTAGCTACACGCCTTCGAGCGGATCATTTACTGCGTCAAATGGTTCGTTGACTCCAGGCACCTACACAATTCAAGCACGTGATGATGTTTATCAGTCTGTTTTGTCCAACACACTTACCTATGTGGTAACTCCAACAGAGATAATCGATATCATTAACGCTACAGTAACAACGTTGGGCACAGAACTGCAACTATACGGATTTTCCTTTTACGGGCCACCAGAAAATTTGAATGTGTCTATAAATGACGGTGATAATTTTAATGCCAGTTCAAATTACACACACTCGACACCCATAAGCAGTGAGCACATAGTAAATTGGACGTGTGATGGCCCTCTTATCACATCGGCCGGCACGTACATTTTACAAGTTCAGGATAGCGCAAACACCTCAATCTTATCTAATTTTTACACGCTTGTTGTGCCACCTTCGGGCGGTGGCGGTGGTGGCGGTGGTGGCGGACAGCCAACGATAACTCTGAACGCACCTACTGCGTTACCAAACACAATTCCGCTAGATGCCATCAACATCATTCCGCTGCGTAACTACGCACAACAGTTCACAATTTCGCTGAATGGTGTCACTTACACGTTGCGCACGTACTGGAATAACCAGATACCGGGCTGGTGCATGGATATTTCAGATGTAAATGGTGTTGCAATTGATACAGGAATACCGCTGGTCACTGGAACGGATTTGCTTGCACAGTTACAATACTTGGGCATTGGTGGTGCATTGTATGTTGCGACATATGGTGATCCTTTGGCGGTGCCAACTTATCCTGACCTTGGTGTAACGGCTTTCTTGTATTTTGTATTGAACACAGACACGTAACATGACACAGCTTTACGGAAGAAAAGTCAGCCTTGTGGTGGGCACCAATAGCGGAAACGCTTTGGACCTATCACAAATGCACATGCGTTTCAGCATCCGAAAAGCTACTGTGGGTACACCATCCATACTGGAATGCCGTGTGTGGAATTTAAGCGCCAACACTGTAAAGACTTTGACGGCATCAGGAAGTGACGGCACACCGGAATTTAACAAAGTGGTTTTGCAGGCTGGTTATGTTACCGGACAATTTGGCACAATCTTTCAAGGAAACGTAATATATTATCGTTCTGGACGTGAAAGTCCGACTGATACTTACGTGATAATTTATGCTGCTGATGGTGATCGTGCGCATAATTACGCATTAGTAAATGCTACTGTACCGGCCGGAAGTAAGCCGGCTGATGTGGCAAATGCGTTAAATGGTCCTTTGGCGGCAAAAGGATTGGATAGTAACAATGCAGCGCCACCAAACAATGGAATCCAATATCCAAGAGGCAAGGTGTGTTTTGGCAAGGCTGCTGATTATGCGCGCGATCTTGCTGCAAACACAGCATGCCAGTGGTCCGTACAAAATGGCGCGCAACAATACGTGCCGCGAACGACGCCGGTTGCTGGCGAGGCGCTGGTGGTCAACTCGGCAACGGGTATGTTGGGAATACCGATACAGACCATTTATGGAATTGAAGTCAGAATATTGATGAACCCCAACATCAAATATGGTGGCGTGCTGAAGATAAACAATAAAGATATTCAGACCGCAGAACTGCAATTGATACAAGGTGGTATTGGGCCGGCCAATTCGGTCAACCAGCTTGGACCACAATTTTTGAGTGCTGATGGTTATTACAAAGTCATCGCCGGCGAGTACACGGGTGATACACGCGGCACAGAATGGGACACTTTGTTGTGGTGTGTATCACTTGATACATCAGGGACAAGTGCTGGTGCTGCACAAGCTGGGTGGATTCCTGGGCCATGAGCATCCAAAGCACGGAACGTTATCCGTTTGACGATGAACAAGCGTTCAGAACGGCTTTTCAAGGGCAACAGGCCGGTATATGGACAGCTGAACCCGGCATCATACAGGGGCCTATTGCGGCCGATGGCACGGTAACGGTACAGCTTGCTATCCAGGCTATGGTTGAACAAGAGGATGGTTCAGCGCCAAAAGCCACCACCATCACACAGTTAATTCATTGTCCGGTTCAGTTTCCAGGGGGCAATGGATTCTATTTGACGCACCCGTTGGCAAATGGTGATGAATGCTTGGTTGTTTTTGCTCGACGTTGCATTGATACGTGGTGGCAAAATGGTGGCATAGGACAGCCGGTTGAGCAAAGATTGCACGACATATCTGATGGTTTTTGCATACCGGGTGTCTTTTCAAAGCCGCGTGTGCTGCCAAACATCAGTGCAACATCTGTGCAGTTGCGCACATCAAGTATAATTATGATGGACGTTACAGCATCGCAAGTTACGTTCAATGTTCCTGTTGTGGTTAATGCGGAAGTAACTGCTACGGGTGATGTGGTTGCAAATTCAGGCTCGTCCTTTGTATCATTGAAAGAGCACATCCATAATGATGTGCAAAGCGGTACTGGTAACAGTGGCCCGCCAGTAGGAGGCACGTAATGAAATATCGTATGTTGTCGCCTACTGGTGATTACACATTTGGGCAATCACTGGCCAATTTTTACATCAACCAAATCGAATGCGTGTCACAAAGTATTTTGACACGGTTGCGTTTAAACCAAGGCGATTGGTTTCTGGATATCACAGCCGGTGTGCCGTGGAATAGTAAGATACTTGGAAAATCTTCACCACGCACTCGCGATATTGTTTTGAAGACAGTTTTGTTAGGCACCACGGGTGTTACAGAATTGACATCGTTTAGTGTGTCGTTGAACACCCAAAGAAAGCTGTCATACACAGCAACAGTTTCAACCATTTATTCTTCTACACTGGCAACAGTTGCAGGGGTGATATAGTCAATGTCAGGAACTACCCTACCTTCTGTGCCAACACCTACCATAAGCGCCACCGGCATAGCCGTTCCAACGTATGAGGATTATTACGATTATCTTGTTGGCGTGGTTCAGTTTCTTTACGGAACAGATATCAACATAGACTCTGACACGCAAGATGGACAATTGATTGGTGTGCAGGCGCAAGCGATGGCGGATACCGCCAATGCGGCTTGTAATGCCTATAACGCAATGTCACCCAACACCGCGCAAGGTGTAGGTTTGTCCAGTGTTGTTAAGATAAATGGTATTGCGCGCGAATCCGCGTTCAACAGCACTGTGCTTCAGACCATAAATGGTGTTGTTGGCACTACAATAGAAAATGGCATTGTTGCTGATGTACTTGGCAATCAATGGTCTTTGCCGGCAAGTGTCACAATACCTACAGGCGGTACGATAAATGTTACGGCTACCGCTGTTGAAAGCGGACCAATTGCCGCTGCTGTTAATTCACTTACGGTAATTGTGACGCCAACGGCAGGATGGTACACCACCACAAACCCGGATGCAGCCGCGCCAGGATCACCTATTGAACAAGATGGTGCGTTGCGCCAGCGGCAGACTTTGTCTACCGCATTGCCGTCCCAAGCCATTGTGATTGGCCTGCAAGGTGCTCTGCTGGCATTGCCTGATGTTGATGATGCGGTTGTGTACGAAAATGACACAAGTGCTACTGTTGGCGTGATACCAGCTAAAAGCATTTGGGCGGTTGTCTATGGTGGCAATAACGCACAAATTGGCACCACAATCGCAACACTAAAATCACTCGGATGTGGCACGTACGGAAACACTTCTTACACATACAACCCACCAAACGGTCAGCCGCCAATCACCATCAACTACGGCGTACCGACGCAAGATAGAATCATTGCAACCTTGACCTTGACCAGTAATAGTTCTTACACGTCCGATATTGGCGCGGAAGCTGTTGCAGCGTTGTCGGCTTATATCAACAGCACCGGCATAGGTGGTTTGATTGAATGGGACGAATGTATTTTGCAATCAAAATGGCTTGGCAATCCGCAAACGACACCGTTCAATAATGATAGTTTGGCTTTTAGGGTAGCTGGCCTTACCTTGGGATTGTTTGGCGGATCACAA